AAGCTGCTGAGGATCGGATTGATTTGATGGGAGAAGAGACAGCAGTCATCTCTGGCATTGCTGAGCAAATGTTCGCCGAAATACAGTCTGCGGAGGATGCCGAAAAAAACTGATGTCCGATCCGCTAAGGATGAACTTAATCTCCTTGGCTGATCGGTTGCATATGACCATAGCAGACGCTGAGCAGATGTCGCTCACTGAGGTAAACGAGTGGATGGCATATTTTAAGATTCTGAAGGACAAAGATGGCTAACCAAGACGTAAGAATAAGCATCAAGGCGGTTGATAAGACCAAAGCGGGCTTTTCTGGCGTTGCCAACGGCCTGAAAAAGATCTCGGGCGCTGTCTTCAACATAAAGAACGCACTCGTCGGCGCTGTTGGTACAGCAGGCTTTGGCGCTTTAATTAAATCCTCAATTAACGCTGGTGATGAGTTAGCAAAAACTGCTGACAAGTTAGGCGTTACCACCACCGCGCTCGCGGGACTTAGACATGCAGCAGAGCTTACAGGCGTATCCACGGGGACGATGGATATGGCAATGCAGCGGTTCACACGTAGGGCCGCAGAAGCCGCACAAGGCACTGGTGAAGCTAAGGGGGCATTGCAAGAACTAGGCATCAACGCCGAGGATCTGGTTAAGCTCCCATTAGATCAGCAGATGAGTGTGGTTGCTGACTCGATGGCTGGGGTTGAAAAGCAATCTGATAAAGTTCGCTTGGCAATGAAGCTGTTCGACTCGGAAGGTGTCGCGCTTGTTAATACATTGGGCGGTGGCTCTGCTGCGCTGGAGCAAATGACAGCAGAGGCTGAGCAGCTAGGGATAACGTTAAGTCGGACGGATACAGCGCAGATGGAAGCGGCGAATGATTCGCTAACTCGTCTTAAAGCGGTATTTACGGGATTGACTAATCAGCTATCCTTAGCGTTCGCGCCGATTATTACATTCGTCGCTGATGGTTTAAGGCAAGCTGCAATCGATTCGACTGAATTTGGAAATATAGGCCAAACGGTAGCCGGTGCTTTAGTTAAGGCGTTTGGCTTTGTTCGCAACATCGTGCATGGGCTGCAAATCGTTTTTCTAGGTGCGAAACTTGGCGTTTTAACTTTTGCCAACGCGATTGGTGAAAAATTAATTCCCTTCCTCGATACCTTTATTGCTATTTACAACAAAATCGCAGCGGTTGTTCCCGGTTTATCTCAGATCACAAAAAGTGGCGAAGAAATAATGGGGAGTTTGCCAACGTCCATCGCGGAGACTAAGGCAGAGATTGCTAGGTTAATGGAGCTAAATCCTGGCGATGCTTTAGTTGCTGAGATGACCAAGTTTATAGTCGCAAACAGACAGGCAGCAGAAACAGTCGCAGAGCTAAAAAACGGAATAGCAACCTTGCCAGCCGAGACAGTGACCGGTTTTCAAAAAATGGGCGACGCGCTTGAAGACTTCCTAAACAAGCTGCCTACTCTAAAAGACAATCTTGATACTCTCACCAAAGACACGTTTAAGGGTATGTCTGATGGCCTGATGAGTATTGTTAAAGGCACGTCATCAGTGAGTGATGCGTTTAAGAAGATGGCAGCACAGTTAATCATGCAAGCCATTCAGCTATTCGTAATCGATAAGATTACAGGCGGCTTTTTGTCGTTCGTCAAAGGTTTGACAGGTAAAGCTATCGGCGGCCCAGTGCAAGCTGGACAACCCTATATGGTTGGTGAGCGTGGACCAGAGATGTTTGTTCCTAATCAATCAGGCTCGATTGTTCCGAATAACAAGATGGGTGGCGGCGGGATTACTGTCGTTAATAACGTAGATGCTAGAGGTGCAGACGCGAGCGTAGACATGAAGATTCGAGCAGCAATGCAGCAGACATCACAGCAAACAGTGTCCACAATACAAGACCTGATGCGTAGAAGGCGTTTCGTATGACAACCTATAGCTTCCCATCAATAACGCCATCTTCCAGCACGTTTGAGCTGGTGACGAATACAAGGACGTTTCAAAGCCCATTGACCAACGCGGTTCAGACAGTGGCTAGAAAAGGTTCTCTTTGGAAAGCATCACTTCAGTTCAACAATCTTTCGGGTGATGATCGTGCAGTGATGCAAGCGTTCTTGACTAAGTTAAACGGTCAGGAGCATCGGTTCTTTTTGCCTGATCATTCTTATACTAAACGAGGCACAGCGGCGACAGTAACGGTCAATGCGGGTGCGTTTGTTACTGGTACGATTTACGTCATCACCGTGGTCGGAACAACTGATTTTACGGCTATCGGTGCGTCAGCGAACACTGTCGGGGTTGTATTTACTGCAACGGGCGCGGGATCTGGCACAGGGTCAGCGACTGCTAACAATCTATTTGTTGCGGGTGCTGGCCAGACTGGATCGACGTTAAACGTGGACAATGCTTCTTTGAATACGACGAACTATCTGCGTGCTGGTGATTACGTCGCTTTCAATAACGAGCTTCACATGGTCACAGATGATGTGGATTCAACGAGCTTAGGTGCAGTTGCTTTACCTATAGCGCCACCGATCAGAAAGCCAACTGACGACAATGATTTGGTTGATTTCCTATATCCAGTCTTAGGTGTGTTCATGCTCGCAGGGTCTACGTCTTGGGACAACCAAGCAGGGATCATTTCGAGCTTTACTATTGATGCGGTCGAGGATGTTCTAGCGTGAGCAGAGGTTTTCCCACAAATGTAGCAACGGCATTAGCCCAGCAGCATGTCTCAATTGTTACGTTTGCCAAGTTGGAATTCCCGTCTGGTACGATTTACGTCCACAACTCATTAGGAACGTATACTTGGGGATCTCAGGATTGGCTAGGTGTTGGTGATCTAGGTTCTATCTCACAGGTAGAAGAAGGCCAAGACGTTAGTCCTTACGCTATCACGCTCACTTTAAGCGGTTTAGACGCTACGATTTCAGGTGCTGCACTTACCGAAGACTATTTCATGCACCCTGTCACGGTTTACTTGGGTGTCTTAGATTCAACTGATCAACTGATCGATACGCCTACTCAGATCTGGGCAGGGTTCATGGATCAAATGAACTTAACAGTTGGCGCAGATGGCGGTGATGCTATTCAGTTGATTGCTGAATCTGAGCTTTCACGGTTTGATCAGTCTGCAAACCTAATGTATACAAACGCGGCTCAACAAGAAAAATCACCTACTGATCTATTTTTCAGCCATATTCATAAGGTAGAAGGTGCCAAAATTAACTGGGGGGCTAAAACGTCAGGAAGTGCTGGTGATACTGATGTAGATGCTGATGGCCCTGAATATGAGCCGCGATAGTGAAATTGCGCGTCATGCAAGCCCTGAACAAATGGGAAAAGCGTAGTTTTGATTATGGTGACGCAGATTGTTGTCAGTTCGCAGGGTTTATCGTTAAAGAGCTGACTGGAAAGGATTATCTAGCTGATTTCAACTATACTTCAGAAGACGAAGCGGAAAAAATAATCAAGTCGAACGGTGATCTAATCAAGACAGCTTCAACGGTTTTAGGTGAGCCAACTGATGAAGATTTGCCGGACGGAAGCCCTGTTTTGGTTGACTTGCCAGAAGGTTTGACAATGGGAATCAAGCTAGATAATTACGTTGTTTGCCTTGTTAAAAAAGGATTCACTAAAGTTTCTGAGCAATTTATTGTGGTGGGTTGGAAAATATGCCTAATGTAATCGTTAGCGCCCTTGTTGCAGTTGGCCAATTTATCGCTGTCAATGTTTTAGGCATTGGCGTTTATACAACTACAAGTTTGGCAATTATTGGCGCGGCTACAGTGGCCGCTGGCGTTGTTGCGACTAAAAACTTATTTGCAATTGAGCTTCCGAAGGTTGATACAGATTCTTCACGTCAGCAGACAGTCCGAAGCACCATAGAATCGCAAAAGATTATTTATGGCGAAGCCTTAGTATCAGGGCCAATTTCCTACATAGGATTAAAAGGCACTGATAACGAAGATCTCTATCAGGTTATCACTTTAGCAGGGCATGAAGTTGAAGCGATTACTGATATCCACTTTGACAATCAAATTATATCTAACAGCGCAATCAACAGCGGAAACGCTAATGGCGGGGCAGTTGGATCTGGCATTTTTAGTGGTTATGCAACGATCAACAAGCATTTAGGTCTTGCCACAGAAACAGCAGATCCCTTACTAGTCGCAGCTTTTACTGATTACACATCCGCGCATCGTGGTGACGGTTTAGCGTACTTAGCGATGAAGTGGACATTTAATGAAGATTCTGCGGAGACTTGGAATAAATACTCACCGCAAAACGTCAAGGCTATTGTAAAAGGCAAGAAGGTTTATGACCCACGGTTAGATGTAGCGGCTGGTAATGATGCTGGAGACAACCCGACAAACGCTTCATATATTGAATATCAAACCAACCCAGTCAACTGTCTCGTTGACTATCTCATGGATACTAATTATGGGATGGGAATTGCCGCAAATAAGATCGATTGGGCGGCGGCAGTAACGGCGGCAGACGGTTGTGATGTTTCTGTGCCTGTTCCTAGTGGCACTGAATCTAGGTTTACTTGTAACGGTGTGATCTTTGCAACAGATAGCCACAAGAAGAATATCGCTAAAATCCTAAGCTCAATGAACGGAACGCTTGTTTATACTAACGGCAAGTATGTCATCAAGGCTGGCATTTATTACGCTCCAACTGAAACTTTAAATGAGGATGATCTGACAAGTGGATTATCAATAAAAACATCGTTTGAGCGTTCTGATCGATTCAATACGATTAAAGGTCTTTTCATTGATCCTGCTCAGAATCATAAGTCTAGTGAATTTCCGCTGGTACAGCTTGCGGATGCGGTAACAAGAGACAATGATGAAGTTTTAGAAAAAGAAATCGCGCTGAACATGACGAACACGTCATACA